TGAATTGGAGATCGAGGACAAGACCAATTCTGCCATTGACCAGATCAGAAGCGAAAACGCACAGCTTCAAGCTAAGTTGCGTGAGCGTGATGCTATGGAGGAGTTAGAGCGTCGTCGTCAAAGCCTCGTTAAAAAGGGTTTGGCAACTGAAGACGACATCGCAGACGTAGAAAAGATCATGCTGGAGAAGAAAATCTCCGATCATGAGACAGCAGCACAGTATCATGCGTGGATGAAGCAAGCAGCCGTTCCAACATCTACGGGTTACAACCCAAGTGCAGTCAAGAACTTCAACTTGAACGCATATTGGAAGAATCCGCAGGCGGCAGCTCGTAACGAAGCGTTTAATGCACTCAATGACCTGCGTAAACCTACGCGGCCTATTGGGTTGTAAGAGGGTAGGCGGCATCTCTTAGTTGGGATGCTATTTTTTTATTTTTTAGGAGTTTGCTATGGCTATTGGTGGCGGGATTCTCCCGGCAACAGGTTCGTCGCAATATACGGAATTAACGTACGTAACGCGCCGGGCCTTTATCCCAAAGCTGGTCGTCCAGCTTTATAACTCAACCCCGCTGATGGCTGCGCTTATCGCTAACAGCCAACAAGCATCCGGCGGTGTGTCCTCTGTCACGGTTCCCGTGCAAGGCGCACAGTTTGTGAACGCCCAGTGGTCTGACTATTCTGGTTCTTTCAACCAGCCTTCAGTCCAACAAGGTGCGTTTAACGCCGAGTTCAACTTGAAGTTGATGATTTCTCCCGTGCCTTTCCTGGGCATGGAAGGTGTCGCACAGCAAGACGCTGCCATTATTCCGTTGATCGAAGCTCGTATGAACGATGCTACCAACGTGATGATGGACGCTATGGCTACCGCTTTGTACAACAACACCACCAACCAACAACAATTTATTGGTTTGCCTGGTGCTATTGACGACGGTACTAATTTGCAAACCTACGGTAACATTAACCGCTCCACCTACACTTGGTGGCAGTCGAAGGTGTATAACGCTGGTAACGTGAACCCCACCCGTCAAAACATCTTGCAGTACATCTCTGGTACTGTTAAGAAGGGTGCTGAAATGCCTTCATTCGGCGTTTGCGGTTTTGGTACTTGGACTCTGTTGGCACAAGACTTTGTGGGCCAAGAGCAGTACGTTATCACCCCCGGTTCTGGTTTCGACGGTGATGGCAATGGCCCTCAAGCCGCTTTCCGCGCTTTGATGGTTGCTGGTGTGCCAATCTACCCCGATCCATATTGCCCCGAAGGTACTGTGTACTTCATTAACACCAATTACCTGAGCTTGTACATCCACGAGCAAGGTTCGTTTGTGTTCACTGGTTTCGAGTCCACTCTTCCCAACTGGCAGATTGGTTACGTCGGCGCTGTGCTTATGATTGCTGAGTTGATTAGCACCAAGCCCAAGTCGATGTCTCGTGTGTACAACTACAACTCTCTCTCACTGTAAGGAGTAATAGTCATGGCACTTGGTTTAAATAAAATCGTTCTGGCTAACGCCTCTACCAACACGCCTGGTGCGTATTGGCAGTTGACTAGCGTTACCGCCAACAACGCAACCGTCCTGATTCCCGCCGGTACTTACCTGGCGTTCCCCACTGGCAACGTGACCATCGAAGCTGTGTCTGCTTATAACTCAAGCAACAGCACTGCTACTTGGTCTACTCTGTTGGCTAACAACACTGGTGGCGTCATCATCTCTGATGGCGTGAACGTCCGAGCTAACGTGACCGTTGCTACCGCTACTACGATGACTCTGGCTACCGTCAATGGTGGTCAAGCCGCTAGCGGTACTTACAACTCTTAAGGAGAGCTAAATGGCTAATCCAGATTCAGTCGCACAGAATTACCCAAACAGTTTTGGTAATTACGCTATTGCTACGGCAAGCAGCGTTCCTGTTGGCTCTACTGGAAATGCCGTTGTCGCTTTGCCTATCCTGTCTGGTGGCCTTACCAATTCTGGTAATGCTGTCAGCTCGGGTGGCGTGATTATCCGTCGTGTTACTGTTCAGAATCCTAGCGGCAACGTAGGCACTGCAAACGTGTCTATTTTGACCTCTTCTGACGGTAACGCAAGCAATGCAGTTGTGGCAGCTACCGTGCTGTCCAACCTCACTGCAACGGGTACTTACCAAGATTTGACAATCGCGTCTCCTTACAGCACAACCACCGCCTTAACGGGCAACATTACACAAGCCCTTTTCGTGAAGGTCAACACTGCTGTTGCTAACGCAACTGTTGACATTCGTGTTTACGGCGATACAGTGAGCTTCTAATGCCTAATGTCTACGTCACCAATAAAAGCGACATTGAACTGACCGATGGTTGGAACGGTGTCATGTACGAGTTTAAAAAGGACACAACTGTAGAGTTGCCGTTCGAGATTGCTCGTCATATTTTTGGTGTCGGCATGACAGACAAAGAGAAAGAAGAAAAGCTAGCTCGTCTAGGTTGGATTCAGTCTCGGGCAGAACTCAAAAAAGGACTGGAGATGCTCGCGCAATTTGAAGTTGCGTCTGAGCTTCCCAAGCAGAACCACTCGTTACCCTCGGTGGTAGAGTTAGTACCCCAATCCGGTGAAGGCCGGAGCGGGGGAAAAGTCTCTCGTCGTGCAGCATAAAATGAGTAATACATGGCAACTCTGTCGTCCTACCTTACTGACTTGCAGACAATCCTGCACGATCAGAACAATAACTTTTGGACTCAACAAGAGTTAACAAACGACATTAACGACGCTCGTCAGCGTGTATGTCGTGACACTGGCTGTCTAAGAACACTCCAAGGCGCAGGTGTGGGTCAACCACTCTCTACGCCTATCGCCGCCTACAATCCGTACGCAGGCAACTCTACCAACCAAACTCCTGCAACCGCCTGGGTCGCAAACACGGCTGTTACTGCGGGTCAATACGTATTCAACAATGTATTTATCTATCAGTACCAAACGTCGGGAACATCTGGCTCTACAGCGCCAGCTTACCCAACTCAAAACAACGTGTTTCCCCCAGCAACTGCTTTTGCAGACGGTACTGCTACCCTTAAGTATGTTCAGCCTGCTGAGCAAATTCAGTACGCAAGTCTCCCCTCGGGCACACAAACGCTCGATGTTCTGAATGTGACGCTGTATTGGGGCAATTCACGCATCCCACTACGCAATTTGAACTGGACTGAGTTCAACGCACAGCTCCGTTACTGGCAAAACTATGTTGGACGCCCTGTTTGCTTCTCAACATACGGTCAGCAAACGCTTTACATCTCTCCTGTGCCGGATCAGGCTTATTACATCGAAGTGGACACCACTTTGCTGCCTACACCCCTCACTTTGTCTAATCCGAGTGCTGTAGACCCTATAAACGACCCGTACACAACTCCTGTAGTGTTCTATGCCGCATACAAGGCAAAATACAAGGAGCAAAGCTACGGGGAGGCCGAGATTTACAAGCAAGAGTACATCAAGCACATCCAAGCTGTGTTGAACTCTGTATTCACGCGACGTATCCCTGACGCTTACTCTTACTTCTAAACATGGCAGCATCAGAACAAAAAAAGTCCTATGCTGTCATTAAGAGCTTTAAAGGTCTAAACACCAAGGCCAACCGTACAGCTATCGAAACAGAAGAGTTTTCGTGGATTGAGAACGTCCAGCCTGTAGGCTACGGTAATTTGCGGGTTGTACCAGGTCAGACGACCATCAAGACGGGTGCTTTTAGCAACACAGTTAGCTATCTCACTTCGTTTAACATTAACAACACAGAATACATCTTTGCTGCCGAATCTAACGGGGCTGCACAGTATTGCACTCCTGCTGGCACAACGGGTAACGTGGCTTCCAGTGGTACGTTTAGCAGCTCAGGTGTTACTGCAACTCAATTTAACAACCAGTATGCCCTCATAGGAGACCCCAATAACGGGTTGTTTTCTTGGGATGGGGCTAATTTAGTCTCTATAGGCTCTGTAGGTGTTATCGGCATCACAAACCCCGGTGCTGGCTACATTACAGCCCCTACAGTCACTATCAGCGCCCCTAATCAGACGGGTGGTGTGCAAGCAACCGCTGTATCCACCATCACGACAGGTGCTAGTGGCATTTCTTACATCACGCTTAGCTCTGGTGGCTCAGGATACACGTCTGTACCGTCTGTCACCATCTCTGCACCTACTGTTTCAGGCGGTGTGCAGGCTGTAGCGTATGCCACTATTCAAGCTAATGCTGTTGTAGCCATCACGCTGTCTAACCCAGGTTCAGGCTACCTTTCTCCACCCACCATCACAATCTCTGGTGTGGGGTCTGGTGCTAACGCTACTGCGGTGTTAAACACAGGTACGGTCAACACAATTACCATCACCAACGGTGGCAGTGGGTATACGTCCCCACCTACTATCACGATGGCGCAACCTGTTGTTTTTACAGGGAATTGCAGCATTTCTGGCACAACACTGACCATCAACAGCACATCTACAGGGGCTATGCAGGTGGGTGCAACCTTGTCAGGCACAGGTGTTACTGCTGGCACAACAATTGTCAGCGGCTCAGGATCTAGCTGGGTGGTCAGCGTATCTCAGACAGTAAGTTCTACCATCATCACAGCCAGTAATGGCACGGCTGCTACTGCTATCTGCCAGTTGTCTACCTTCAAGACGGGCACTGTAGCGATTGCAGTGACGGGTGGTGGGGCGGGTTACGGGGCTAACGGTTCTTTCCCAGTGACGATTACGGGGGGTAACGGGGCTAATGCTGCCGCTACAGCCATCGTGTCGGGGGGTGCAGTTACTCAAGTCATCATGACTAACCCTGGTACGGGGTACACAACCCCCCCTACTATTAGCTTTGCCCAAGGTCAGGGAGCTAACGCAACCGGCGTGGTGGTGCTAAACAGCAATCCTATAGTAGATGTGGCCTCATTTTCTGGTCGTGTTTGGGTTGCCCAGGGTCGTACAGTCACGTATTCCTCTTCTGTGTCCTTCTCAGACTTCACATCTGTTTCTGCGGGGTCGTTGACGCTTACTGACTCGACGTTAACGGGCAATATCAACAGTCTGCTTTCTGCCAACAACTTCTTGTATATCTTTGGGCCAGACAGTATTAACGTGTTTTCCAACTTGCAGGTAACGAGCGCGGGTACAACTGTGTTTACGAACACAAACGTGTCTGCAAGTATTGGTACACAGCTTTCTTACGCTGTTTTCCCGTATTTCCGGTCTGTTTTGCTGATGAATAACTACGGTGTGTACTCTTTGGTGGGGTCTACAACGTCAAAAATCTCAGATCCGCTGGACAACATCTTTCCGTATATAGACTTCACGAACTACCAGGTGTCTGGTGGGCAAGTCATTATCAACAACCTGCTGTGTGCGGCTTTTAACTTCTGGTACACGGGTGGTCAGGGCTATTCAAGCTCATCTCGCTTTATACAAGCAGTGTTTTTTGAAAAAAAATGGTTTTTGTCATCTCAGGGTAGCCTGACATTCGTTACTTCTGCCCCGTATCAAGGCAAGATCAACTTGTACGGCACAGATGGCACTAACTTGTACCAGTTGTATGCCTCACAGTCTGTAAATGTGCCCATGTACGTGCAAACTGCGTTGCAACCTATGCAGGATGCCATTCGTACCAAGCAAGCACTGAAGTTTGCTATCGAAGCGACTATTACGAACGCTACTAGCCTGATGGTAACGGTGGACAGTGAGACTGGCAGTAGTCCTACTTACACACTTAACAACTACGATAACTGGACTAACAACAGTGGAACTACGATTGCGTGGGTCAACAACAGTAGTCAGGTAGTTGCGTGGACTTTCTCTGCTGGTTATGCGCTGTACAAGTCAGACGCACAACAGTATGGCAAATACTTGGGTTTAACATTGACTGCAAACTCGTCACCGTTCACAGTGAACACGTTTGAGTTTGAACATGAATTAAGAGTGAGGTTCTAAGATGTCTGTACCGTATACTTTTGCTACCGCGACAAGCTCTATCCCGCTGTCGCAATTGGACTCTAACTTTGCTACCGCTATCACGCTGGGTGGCACTAACCTGTATCTGGGTAATACCACCACCACTGTTACAGGGTTAACCCTAACAGGCTCTACCTTCACGGGTAACGTCACTACAAGCAATGCAGTCATCACTGGTGGCAGTATTGACGGTACAACTGTGGGTGCTACTACTGCTAGCACGGGTGCGTTTACCACGTTGTCGGCCTCTAGCACGGTGTCAGGCACGGGTTTTTCCACGTATCTTGCAAGCCCTCCAGCAATCGGGGGAACTACCGCTGCTGCTGGTAGCTTTACCAACCTGTCTTCTTCAGGAACCGTATCTGGCACAGGGTTTAGCACTTACTTAGCTTCTCCCCCTGCTATTGGTGGCACGACGCCAAGCACAGGCAAGTTCACCACGCTTACAAGCACATCTGACGCCTCTATCCACGGGCTGACTGTGGGTCTGGGCGCAGGTTCTGTATATAGCAATATGGCTTTTGGTGCTAACGCTTTAAGTTCAAATACAACAGGAAATCAAAATACTGCTTTAGGTGGATTTAATGGTTATGTTTATGCTTTAGGCGCAAATACTAGCGGAAGTTCAAATACTGCTGTTGGCTCAGGAGTTTTGGGTCAAAACACAACTGGAAGTAATAATACCGCTTTGGGTCAAGGAGTAATGAATGGAAATACTACAGGTGGTTCAAATACTGCAATAGGCGGACAAGCCCTCTATTCCAACACCACATCCAATAACAACACTGCTGTAGGGTATCAAGCTGGTTATAGCCAAACTACATTTGGAGCCAACACTTTTATTGGTTATCAAGCTGGTTACACGCAAAACAATACTTCCTCCTATACATACAACACTTTTGTTGGATATCAAGCGGGTTACGCCACAACTACCGCTGTTAAATGCACTATCCTTGGCGGCTACAACGGCAACCAAGGTGGCCTAGACATCCGCACATCCTCCAACTACATTGTTCTGTCTGATGGGGATGGGAATCCACGGGGTATCTTTGATGGCTCGGGTAACTTCTTGGTGGGGACTACGAGTGCAATAAATTCAGGTGTTTCTGTTGTTACTGGAACCAATACAGTTCAATTAAATTTGAGATATTCTGGGAACGCTTCAGGTAAATACTACGCCCTTGGGTCATGGTCTAACAATGGAAGTTCATTTGTTATTCAAAGCAATACTGGTGCTGGCGTAGCATTGGCCTCTGAAAGCGCGCAATCTTGGTCATCTTACTCAGATGTACGATTAAAAAATATAACTGGCAAAATTGAAAATGCTCTTAATGGCATTATGCAATTAGAGCCAATTCGTTTTTCGTGGAAACGTGATTCTGAAAACAAACCACAAGTTGGTATTTCCGCTCAAAGTATTTTGCCAATCGTCCCTGAAGCAGTTGACGAATCCGAAAACTTCATGGATTTGGAAGATAAAAATAAATACTATATGGTTCGATATACGGAACTTATCCCGTTACTGACCGCCGCAATCCAAGAACTCAAAGCAGAGTTTGACGCATACAAAGCATCCCATCCCTAACCCCCGAAAGGAAATCTCATGTCAACCTCATATACTTGGTCAATCACCTCCATGCAACAATGGCCTAGCGGCACAAACGCTGGCTACGTTGTGAACGTCAACTGGCTGCTTACCGGCACTGATGGCACTCACACCGCATCTATTGGGGACAACACCCAATACCCCGTTACTGACGCTGAAGCTGGTTTTACACCTTACGCACAATTGCAACCTCAACAAGTCATTGGCTGGGTGCAAGAGTCTCTGGGCGCACAAGGCATCGCCAACTTTGAGGCGAATGTGCAGGGTCAATTGAACAGCTTGGCTAATCCCCCTGTCAGCCCCGTGACTGAAGCCTTGCCTTGGGTAACTGCTTAAGTACAATCATGATGCCCAATATCGGGTATCACCGAGGATAAACATGATTAACCTTAATCACACGATTGAAGAAGTCAACTTGATTGCTAGCGCACTTCGTGAGCTGCCACACAAGTTGGTACACGACCTGCTCACCAAGCTGGAAAAGCAAGCAGTGCCACAAATTCAGGCTTTGCAGCAACCTACAGAAGCTGCTCCTGCTACTGACACTCCTGCTGAACCTACCGCCTAATTAGGAGCACCCGATGGCTATTCAGTATTCCATTGTTCACAGAACAAATGCGATGTCGCAGTTGAATAGCGACATTGGGACAAGTTGCAACATTAAGTTGTTCACAGGCTCAGTACCCTCAAACTGCGGCGCATCTGATACAGGTACTCTGCTTGTCACCTTCACAGGTAACGCAACGTCATTCGGCTACGCTTCTGTAGCCATGTCCAGCTTTGTCATCACAGGCACTGCTGGTCAGATTTCCTTCACCCTTCCTGGTGGCGCTGCCACACTCACCACAGGCATGGGTATCACCATCAGCGGTACATTCGGCGGCACAGGCAGTATTTCTGGCTATGTCAGCGGTACAACCTACTTTATCGTTGCCACCAACGGCACAACTACCGCTACGCTGTCTACAGTGCAAGGCGGCTCAGGTGTGACTACCACTGCTGGTACACCTACAGGTCTTACTGTCACGGCTGACTACGGTATTTTGTACGCTAATGCCATTGCCAATGCTACCGCTGCCGGTACAGGCACTGCTGGTTACTTCCGCATCTATCCCGCTACAGCAACAACCAACAACTCTGTGGTGCAGGGCACTTGCGGGACATCTGGTGCTGACATGATTCTTACTAACACCAACATTGCTACAGGTCAGACCTGTACGATAACCAGCATCACGGTTACAGCCTACGGTGCTTGATGAAAGGGCGGGTCTATAGATGGCTGGCCCGTCAATCTCAGTTGCGGTTACTGAAGGTGCAGACCTACTAGGCTCTACCAAGCCTATATCCTATGTTGTTGGCTGGATAAACAACAGTTCTGCCACAGTAACGTGGACGAATAACAGCTCAGCCCTTGTTGCTTGGACAAACACAGTCCAAGTTAACGTAAACCCTAATCCTACCCCCAGTCTGACCTACACAGACGGGGCAGACACGTTTTCAGGTGCGCTAACGCCTGTAGCTTCTGCTGTCTTAGCGTACACGGATGGTGCAGATACGTTTACGGGTCGTGCTGGCCCAGTTATCAGTGCGTCTGTAAGTTACACAGATGGTGCAGATGTTCTGTCTGCCGTTGTTACCAGCTCTATATCTGCGTCACTCACCTATACAGATGGGGCAGACACGCTAGCAGCCTTGGGTGGGCCTACCGTTGCTGGCAGGCTGACCTACACCGATGGTGCGGATGTCTTTGCAGGCACTGAGAGCATCCTCATCTCTATCAACAGCAATGATACGGACGGTGCTGACGTATTTGCAGGCAACATTGTCTCTGTTATCGGTATCAATGCCCCGCTACAAGAGGGTAACGATACCTGGAACATGTTTGTCAGTGTTCCTGAGAACGTCATTAAGACGCCTGACAACTTAGCACAGGGGTACGGCACAGCAGGGATTAACCTAGATGCCTTGTCGTACGTGCAGTTTGGTGATATAGATGGTTTACAAGAGTTTTTGTTCCACAATGCTATACAGCACAGGGTGTTTTATGAAACAATGATGCGTCAAGGACAGGCGACCCCAGATTACCCCTTGTTCGACGCAGACCCTAAGAACTTGGATGACTGGTTGTTGTTACATAACCAGCAGCATGAGGCTGTAGCTAAGATTTTGGGGCTGGATAATCCGTTCCAGTTGTTGGACGCAGACTTTAATGTTGAAGACGACTTCTACGACTGGATAGGCGTTCACCAGACGATACACGAGCAAATAGCAGCAGCACTAGGAGTAACTTGATGGCAACTGTAACCGCTGAGAGCTTAGGTTTATCAAACCTGACGCCAGATCAAATGGCTGCGGCTCAACAGCCCGCGATGGGATACAACACTCAAGCCGCATTAACCCCAATTTATAGCGGGCAAAGCTCTTATTTTGGTACGCCTCAAATTACTGGTTATAGCGGCGCAGATGGCACTCAATACAACGCACAGGGTCAAGTAACTGGCGCTGCCTCTCTGAATGGTCAAGTCTATTCTTTTGACCCGTCTACTGGAGCCGTAACTTACCAAGCAAAGGCAGATGGAGGAGGACTAGGGGCTACCCTTAAAAATGTAGCTTCTAACCCTGTAATTCAAATAGCTGCTGCTATTGCTTTGCCTGGTATCGGTGAAGCTCTGGCAGGAACGATTGCAGATGCGGCTGCTTCTGCTGGCATTACATTAACCGACACTGTTGCCGCACAAGTTGGTTCTGCTGCTGCCAGTGTTGCCGTACAAACTGCACAGGGCGTTCCGCTAGATAAGGCTATAGAAAACGCTGGTGTTAACTTGCTTGTTAACACACAATCTCAGCCTGCTGTGCAAGCCCTAAATGCGGCTATAGGTAGCCCTGCTGTTGCTTCTGCGATTACCAGTGCCACAGGTTCTGCCATCACTGCTGCTGCTCAAGGCAAAGACGTTAATCAGATTGCTCAGGCTGCTGCTGGTGGAGCTGTCGGTGGTGCGACAGGTGCTGCACTGGGAACTCAAGGCACTACAGATGTGCCAGGTGTTACTACCCCGTCTCCTATTCAAGAATTAACAGGCGTTACACCTACTCAAGCAACAAACCTTGGTACAGCCTTAGCGTCTACTCTGGGCACTGCACTGGGAACGGGTAGTACACAGGCCACTCTTGCTAGCCTTGCTGGTCAGTTAGGTAGCGGCAACCTTAACTCTATCTTGCCCGGTGACAGCACGGCGAAGTCGCCCATTTCAGATGCTCAAGCCTCTGCTTCTCCCTATACAAGGACAGGATCTATAGGTAGCCAGCCTGATCCTAACGCTGTTGTCGAAACCACGCCTACAACAACGCCAACAGTTAATGTGGCTGGCACGACTGACAGCATACCTACAACAACATCGACTACACAGCCTAACGTCACTGTTACGGGGGCTAAAGACACAAATGTAGCTACAACAAACAATACTGCTGCGCTTATAAATCAACTTGGGTTGAATAACGCTGCATCTACCACGACGCCTGCTGCCAACGTGACGGTAACTGGCGCTTCTGACAATGTTGTCCCTGTAACAACGACAACCACGCCTACAACCACAACTAGCGGCACAACTCCGGCAGATACCGTGACGGTGACAGACAAGAAAGATATTCCTGTCGTATCTCCGGCAAACGCTACTACGTCAACCACGGGTGTAGCTGCTGGGCCTATTGTCGCCCCAGAAAAAACAGCAATCACCGGCCCTGCTGCACCTTTGCAAAATGTTGAGGTCGTAGACTCTGGAAACATTCCGGCTAAAGATCAGGCCATTATTGATTTGATAGGCGCTGGTAATGCTACTCCGAGTGCTGGCACTGTAAATGTTGTTGGACAACGTGATGTGCCAACTGCTGTTACAGGCACAAGTGGATCATCTGCGCCCAGTGCTGGGACAGTAGAAGTTGTCGGTCAGCGTGATATTCCTACGTCTAATGCTGCTGTAACGGGTGCAGGGCCAACTTCTGTTCCTGATGCTGGCACTGTTGTTGTAACCGGACAAAAAGACATTCCTACGTCAAACACCGCTGTGCAAAACTACGGTAATGTGGATGTTGTAGGTCAGCGTGAGATACCAACAAGCTATGGAACTGTAGACGTTGTGGGCCAACGTGAGATTCCAACCGCTGATACAGCCATCAAGAACTACGGCAATATTGACGTTGTTGCTCCTAGACCGACCACAACGGATATGGGTAATGTCACGGTGACGGACACAAAAGAAATACCAACTGTTGACGTTACTGACACGTTTATCCCAGAAACGGTGGATTCCAGTCAGGTTGCCAACGTACAAGCGCCAGAATTGTCGAACATCCCGCTGTCAATCACGGCTGGGCCTAGCAAGACATCCTCGTTAGCTCGGGCTTTAGGGGTGGCTCCACAGATAACAACGGGTACAACACAAGGGTTGACAAGCGGCGGTGAAGGCGGTGAAATACAATCACTAGAGACTGGTAAACCCCGTAGAAACGTATGGAATGAGTCATCTTTGCGTCTGCGTGACGCTCTAGGATTGGAATAATGGCAACACATCTCAGCAGCATCACCGGAATCGGCAGCAGTGCTAAAAAGCTAGCGGCCCTGTTACAGAAGAAAGCTCCTCCGGGAGAGAAACTGGCGTTTATCAACGACAGAGAGGCTGCGCTCCTAAAGCGGCACGGCGGTAGCGGCAAAGAGGTGGAAGACACCGGAATTAAAAGCTACGACGATACAGAAGGGTTTGACCTTCAGCCTACTAACATAGCAACAGGTGAGCCTTCCCCTACTCCTATAAGTTCTGAGCCTGTTACCAATGTCCAAGCTGGCGGCGGTGTAAGTAATGCTCCTGTCTCTGCACCAGAAGCCCCTGCCGCTCAACCATCTGGTGGTTTTGATGCGGCTAACGCTTATTTGAACGCCCCTTCAACCGGTCTGCCTGGTCAGCAAAGTTTCCGTCAACAAGAGATTTCTGCTGAGAACGCTGCTTATGGCCCAGCAGCAGCCACGCCAACAGGCGATGTTGCTTCTACTCCTGATGTTACTTCTCAACAACCTCCAGTAACTAAAGACCAGCAAGTTGCACAGAAAACTGGATTGTTTGGTGACGCAGCTAAGGCTCTGGGTATTAGTTCAGATGCTTTAGGCAAAGGCATTGGTGGTGGCTTGCAAGCTCTGTTGGGCGCTTCTCAAGCTCGTAGAGCACAAGCACAAGGCCAACAAACCAAACAAGAGTTAATGGCACAGGCTGCGCCTTACCAACAACAAGGTCAACAGTTGCAAGCTCAGGCTGCATCAGGTACGTTGACCCCTGCTAACCAGCAAGCTCTTCAAGCGGCACAAGCTCAGATGGCTCAGCAAGTGCAGGCTAGCGGTGGTGTGGGTGCTGCACAAATGCAAACACAGATTGCTCAACTGACCAACAACTTGTTGCAGCAACAGATGAATATGGGCTTGCAATTACAGCAGATTGGCGACAAGATTGCTCAAGGTGCTATTCAAGCTGGTGTTCAAGCTGACCAGTATGTTAACCAGCTCACTGCCAGTTATGCACAAAATATCGCTAGAACTGTGTACGGCACACCTGGTGGCGGTACGACAGGAGGAACTGCTTGATGGATACCTCTTTAACTGGGTTCTATTCTGACCCTGCTACCAAGGCTATGCGTGAGCCTACTCCTAAGTTGACTACTGATGACCAGCTTCAGTCTGCTCGTCAGAAGTTAACTGAAGCAGGAACGAGCAAGGGTATGTTGCAGCAAGCGCAAGCTGGTGAGAAGGCTGAGCAAACAAGGATGCTGTCAGAGGCTGACGTACAAGGTCGTGAGGCATTTAAAAAGGCTGTAGAGACAGATCCTTTCCGTGCTGAGTACCGTGAAAAGGTGAAAGAGCAAGCTGATACCAAGTTTGTGCCTACACAAGAAACTGCTGGCGATCTGGGCCTCTTGTTCACCCTGACTAACATTCTTGGTTTTGCTATCGGTGGCAAGAGCAAGGGTAATGCTCAGGCTGCTATGTCTGCCATGAATGGGATGCTTGAAGGCCACCAAAAAGGTCGCCAGGACATTTACAAACAAGAAAAAGACAAGTTTGACGAGAACTTTAAAACGCTGGATAAGACCATTCAGAGCCTGAAGACTCAGTACGAAGACGCCATGAAGACGTATGCCAATGACCGAGAAGAAGGCATGGCAAAGGCTCGGATGGCTATCGCTGAGCACAACGCACGTTTTATTCAGGATTCGCTAGAGAAGTTTGGCCCTGCTTATGCTTACGATCAGATAAGAGATACCGTAAGTATGCTGGAGAAAGCTAAAGCGGCTGAGCAGAAGTTGCAAGATGCTGAAGAGCGTCGGAGAGAAACTGAGCGCACTCATCAAGAAACAAGACGACACAACTTGTTTGAAGAAGGCCTCCAGCAAAGACGACTGGATGAAGCGCCTTTAAGACGAGATGAAAAAGCATTGCAGGCTATTGGCCCAGCTCTGAGGGGTATTGCTGAGGACTATCCTGAAGGCACTGCTCAGCGTTTGGTGGGAGCTTCCACAGATGATAAGAAACGCATCATGGGTTCTTACCGAGCAATTCAAGAGTCTGAGCAAGTTGCTGACTACATTGCACGTAATCCCGATGCTGTTGGCGCTTTGGCTGCTATCCGCAACATCGTCAAGATGGACGCAATTAAGAGCATCCAGAACCCTGACGAGACTCAAGCCGCAAATCAAAAAGCAGCACTTGTCGAGCAAGGTATTGACAAGGCTGTGCAAAGCAAAACCATTAGCGCTGACGCTGCTGAAAAGGCAAAAGTCCTTTCTAAGCGGTTGTTTAGCTTGGCTTTGTCAGATGCTCAAAGTGCTGGTCAGCGTGGCTCAGTTTATCTTGATCGCCAGTTTCAAAACTTCTACGATCAGGCTTCTCGTCCTAAGACGCTGCTCACAGTTGTTCGTGAACGTGCTGATGAAAACAACAGAAACCTTCGTCCTTACTTTCTCAACATTGAGAGATCAAACGTCCCTGAGAAGTTCCCGTTCTCTGAAGCCAAGAGTATTGACGACTACATAAAAGAGCGTTCTCCTCAGAGCACTGTTCCTGACAAGGTTCAAAAAGCTCTGGGTGGTCTCAGTGATGGTCACAAGGCTGAGTTTGGTGGCAAGATTTACATTATCAACGGCGGCGTTATCTCCGAGGTTGGGGGCAAATAATGGATGATGAAGTAAAAATTATTGCTCCAGACTCTCAAGACGGAGAGGTCAAGATAACTCCTCCTGCAACTTCTGCTGGCGGTTTTAAAGGCGCAGCTCAACAAGTTGGACGAGGTGTTTTAGAGGCGGTTCCTTTTGTTGGAGAGAGGGCCGCTGAAAAGGCAAATTTACCTCAGCCAACAACATTTACCGAAAGACTTACCAAACGCGCAGCTACCAACTTGCCTTATGCTTTGGCTGCTGGTGCAACTGGTGTTGGAGCTGTTCCTGCTGCTCTTGGATTTGTCGGTGCTACTGGACTAGGACAAGCCGCTGAAGAGATTGGTTTGCCTAAGTCTTATCAGGGTGTTGCTGAGTTGGTTGGCGGCGGTATACCTCAACTTGGCAGAGATATTGCCGGTAGGACTATGGGCTACATTCAAAAGCCTTTAGAAGACTTAGCCAAGAAAGCCAGCAAGGTTTATGAGATTGGCCCTGGCGCTAGAGCTGAGCAGGGGATGAAGTATGGCGCTGGAGACACGCCTCAAAGCAGCCTCAGAAACTTAAACAAGTTCACTGAAGAAGCGACCTCTAGAGCTGGATCTAAGACTAAAAATGTCAACGCTGATTGGATTGAAAAAACTGGCGATGAGCTTGGCACAGAAGTAAAGAACATTTTTGCTGGCAAGACCTTCAACGCTACACCTCAGTTTCAACAAAAGATTACTGACCTTGCTAACAAGATGGAAGGTGCTTTTGGTGAACAAGGTAATGTTGCTAAGACTATCCTTGAAAAGAACATTGCGGGGCAACGTACTGGCGGTTCATTAGTTAGCCCTCAATTCAAAGCTGAAGACTTGAGAAGTGCAATTACCCAAGTCAATGCCGCTTTGAGCACAGCTAAAGGCCCTCAAGCTGGGATGCTGCACGACCTTAAGGACGCTCTTGAAGACTTGGCTCAAACAAACCTTCCTAAAGACTTGGCAACAAAGTACGCTGACTGGCGGAAGAAGTACAACGCCTACGCAAGTATTAAAGATGCCAACCAGTTAGGCGGTAATGCTGGAGTTACTTCTGCTGGGCAGTTAAACCCTAAAGGTTTGCTGGACGAGATAACAAGACGCACCGGCGGCACAGCTAAACGCAATCCTCTGTTTGAGAATTTGGCTGAGTATGGCGACATTATGAAGGCCAAGATTAACGTCCCTCAAACTGGCTACAAAGCAGTTATGGGCACGTTGACGGAGAATCCTCTTGCTAAAGCTCTTGGTACGGTTATGCAGCCCCGACTAAGAAGCAGATTAGCAGATCGTGCGGCTACAGCTCAAACACTTTTGCCTCCCACAGTTAAAGCTACTCAACGAGAGTCACAGGAATAACATGGCTAAGAAACCTAAAGACAAAGGCATAAGCTCTGAGCTGGAGGACGCTATCGCTACCTTGCTGACTCAGACGATGAATGATCCTGAAGCGTCTTTGACGGACAAGACAAAGATTCTTGACCGCGCCCTGAAGCTGGAGCAACTCAAGCTCAAGATGCAGGACGATGAGTGGGGTGCTGGCTTTATGGGACTAGATGACGATGAAGACGATAAGTGATACCATGAACCCCTTAACTTTTAAAGAGGGTACATATGGACGCATCTATTCTGAAGACTATTCGCCTAGCGTTAGAGGTCATATCAGATCGCTTGATTACTATTCTGACGCTACTTATGGGTTGCGGCCTAGCTTGCTGGGCGATGTCAGGGCCGGAGTGGGAGCGAGTGGTAACGCTAGTAATTTTCACAATTTTCGGTTACGCTCTCGGACGAGCGAAGGAGAAACCAAGTGAGCAACAAAATCAATCCGTATAGCCCTAGCGACGCATATGAAAACAACCATATGCGTAACTCTGACCATCAACGTCCTCACGAGCAGAACCAGCAGATTGCTAAGTCTGTGCGTCCTCAGTTGCCCCGTGATGGCTCCCCAGGTCAGGTGAGCTGGCAACCAGGTATGCTGCCTAAAGGTGGCTATCGCTCTGTGTTTGATTTCTCCGGTAATGAGCCGCTCAACACGAAGAAGAGTCCTACCCGTGGTGGTGGAAGAGGAGTTTACTGATGGCACTTAATGCAGCTTTCCAGCCTATGGGCAACACCTACTTGGTGCAACAAGCCACAGCAGGTACTCAATCAAACGCAGTTGCTATTGCTGCCAATTCTCCTTGCCAGCAATACTCGTTGATTAACAGCGACACCGTTAACACGGCTTTTGTCTCTATTTCAACGTCTGCTACTGCTAACGCTGCTGTGCCTAACGCTGCTGGTACTGCGGTTTACCCTGTTCCTGCGTTTGGCTATCAGGTGATTAGCTCTTTGCAGACCAGCCCCACACAAACGGTTTACGTGCGTGTTATTGGCTCTGCTGGAACACCTGCTGTCTACGTCTGCCCAGGTGAAGGTATGTAAATGGCAGAGATAGATCCTATCCAATATGGTCAGATCATTGCAAAGGTAGACACACTTGAAACCCAAGTATCTGCCATGCAAGCTGACGTTAAGCAGCTCCTTGAAATGGCTAACAAGTCTAAAGGTGGGTTCTGGGTGGGTATGGCTATCGCTTCTGGTTTATCTGGTATTGTTGGCTCTATAGCTCACAGTCTGTTTAATCGGGGGTAACATGATTGATCCCCTAACCGCCCTAGCAGCGATCCAGTCGGCTGTTAAGCTGGTTAAGAAAGTCAGCCAGACGGTTGACGACGTAGGATCTCTCGGCCCTGTTCTGGGCAAGTATTTCGACGCTAAGACAAACGCAGTCCAAGCGGTCAAAGAAGCTAAAGACTCCGGCAAAGCCTCCAACATGGGCACAGCCATCCAGATTGAGATGGCGCTGGAGCAGACTAAGCAGTTTGAGGCAGAACTCCAGATGCTATTCATGCAGGCTGGCAAGGTGGATGTCTGGAACAAGATTAAAGAGCGTGCTGGTCAGATGGACAAGGCCGACAAGTACGCTGAGCAAGCTGCTAAAGACAGAGCTAAGAAACAAAAGGAAGAGCAAGAAGAGTTCATGATTGTGGCTCTTGTAATTGTTCTTGTTCTTGTGCTGGGCTATGTAGGCTACATGTTTATTGAGGATAGTGTTGACTATGCTAAAAAGACTAGCCATCCTGTTCACCATCGCAATTAGTGGGTGTGGCGACCAATATCGCTACCATTGCCAGGATCCCAAACATTTCGGGGACGAGCAGTGTAAGAAACCTGCTTGTGAGTTTGCTCAAACCTGTCCTGACTATTTGATAGCCCCTATTCTGGAGAAGAAACTTGAAGGAAATCCTCCTAGCCCTTCTAACCCGCCATCCGGATCAGCAGCGACTAACTGCCGATGAGATAGACACCCGTGTACGGGCGTTTGTCATCATCATGGTGACGTTGATCTTTGGTTTCATCACGATTGCGCTGCTCTACAGCGTTACGTTCGTGACGCAGCCTATGAAGGCTATGGCTCCTATAGACCAAGCCTATACAAAGATGCTGAACGACATTGTTTTGCTGATTGTTGGCGGTATAGGCGGCATCCTGACAAAGGGCATCACCACAGAGGCGTCTAACATGATTACAGCAGCCAAGAACAACACGGCTGCATATACACCTCCACCTGCCCCGCCACCTGCTCCTGTCGTGATGATGACTCCAAGCTGGACGCCACCCCCTGCGCCTAATTACCCCCCAACATTAGAGCCAGATCATGAACGTGAACGTATGTCTGCTGCCAGAGCGGAGGCCAACAATGTTTAGTCTTATGAACCCGTGGGTGATATTGGGCTTGTTGTTGGCTCTAGCAGGGTTTGGGGCTTACGAGCATCATGCAGGATACCAAGCTAGGGTTGAGGAAGACCAAGCGGAGATTATGCGGTTGAATGAGGAGGCTCGAGCAAAGGAAGCGGAGCTGACAACCAAGCTGGCAGTTGCTAATTCAACATTAAAGAGGGCTAAAGACGATGTTAAAACCAAGCAAGCTAATCTTGTTGCTCGCGCTGACTCTGGTGAGCTGCGGCTCCCCACCTGTAGTGTACAAACCAGTGCAGATGCCGGAACTCCCAGCGGAAATACAACCAATGAGTCCGACACTGAGCGACAGGCTATCAAAGATCTTATCGCCATCGCAGCAGAAGGCGACACAGCCATCACCCAGCTCAACGCCTGCATCACAACCTACAACAACGTCAGAGAAACCGTAAATGCAGGTGTTAAATGATTACGCCTGACAAGCTACATGCTCTAGGCATAGGTGCAGAGTGGCTGGAACCTCTGGAAGCTACTTTTAAACGGTTTGGCATAGATGATGTGCGTAAACAAGCTGCTTTTATAGGGCAGTGCTCTCATGAGTGCAATCATTTCAGGGTGCTGGAAGAAAACCTGAGCTACAGAACTGCAACATTAGAGCGTTTGTTCGGGCACAAGTTCAAACCGGAAGAGATACCTCAGTACGCCAACCAGCCTCAACGTATCGCAAACAGGATTTACGCCAACCGTATGGGCAACCGTGATGAGGCGTCTGGGGATGGGTGGTTGTACCACGGCAGGGGTTGCATCCAGTTGACTGGGCACGACAACTACTGGCACTTCGGGCAGGCTGTCGGGCAGGACTTTGTTAAGAACCCTGCTCCTGTAGCTCAACCTATGTACGCAGCTATGAGTGCCGGGTGGTTCTGGGCTACGCACGGCTGTAATCCCCTTGCAGAGGCCGAAAACTGGGTTGGGCTAACCAAGCATATCAATGGTGGGACAATAGGGCTGGAAGAGCGTATAAAACTCATGCAGCAGGCTTTGCAAATTCTATAAAAAGCATTACGCTGCCCCGCGACAAGAAAATTTCGATTTTTGGAACAAATATGGCAAAAAAACCTAATCTGTCAGTCGGTAGGGGTGAGAAACTGTCTGTTTCTAAGGGCGGGGGCTTAACTGCTAAAGGCCGTGCCAAGTACAACAAGGCAACAGGCTCTAAACTTAAAGCC